CCTGCTCCCTCGGGATACTTGCTGCTCGAGTACATCAACATGTTCTATGAGTCTACAATGCCTTCTACGGAATCTCTCCGCAAGTTCTACGACTTCCTCGTAGTTGCTGGGAAAACTGTGCTTGGTACGCTTCTCATCGCCCCCATTGCTGGGGTCATTGGCGTCCTGTTTAAGTCATTCTATGATGAGGGCATTTCTGGGGGTTTTCCGCAATTCCTCCGCTATGCTCGTTGCCTGTGGAATATGACCACATATCGCCCTTCCTTCCATCGCGTTCAATGCGATGACGGTATGGAGCGCGATTATGTCCTCATCCACTTCCCCGCCCTCACTGTCGACATTCCCGTCACGGACAAGGGCCTCGTTAGTCACGACGGCACCCTCATCAGCGTGTGGGACTTCATGTACCATGTTGGTGTATCACAATGCACCACCGTTGGCAACTACTCCTTCCCTCCTAGTTGGAGTGTCTCATTCGTTCATGACTTTGACCGCGGGATCATTGCTAGTGGCATTCCCTCCTACTTCGACTGCTACATACTTGACCCCCCGTCCCCCGTGGTGCACACTCACCAGTTTGTTGGTTCGTCTTTCTACCCATATATTGCCGAAGCCACCGTCACCCGCCCCCCTCCCCCTGTCCGGCTCTCCGAGTCGGAACATAGGGCCTCTCTTGCCACCAGGGCCAGCTCCCTTCTAGCCCTCGCACCTGAGGACAACATTTGGGACACCTACCCTCCCCTACATGCCCAATTTGGCATTAAGGGGATTGCTATGGGCCTCGTCATGTTCAAGTCCGTCATTCAGGCTCTCGAGATCTTAGGCAGCTTTGCCGTGGCCGTCATCCGCCCCATCCTGGGCCTTGCCGGCATTACCATTCCGTCTCCCACTGATGTTTTGGACAAGATCTCGGTCATTTGTCTGCAGGCTCGTCCCGTTGTCGAGGCTGGAGATGAGCGTATAGGTGCCGGCGCTGAGGAGCTACATGCACAATTGCTCCTGCTCATGCGCTCTGCTGCTGCATCACCTGCTCGCCTCACGTCGCATCCTGACTATGTTATCGGTATGCGTATTCTCGACCAACTTTCCAAGAAGGCCGCCACGCATCGCCTAGTCAATCGCATGGCATCTGGACGTGTTGAGCCCGTCGGTCTGATGATCCGTGGCCTGCCTGGCTCCGGCAAGGATACTGCTGCCGCTTACCTGGTCCAAAACCTACATGCGACGGCTGCTGATGGGACACGCTACAAGCTCCTCTCGTACAATCGGAACTTTGCCGACCAGCATTGGTCCGGGTTTCAAGGTCAAGGCATCATGGTCGTCCAAGACGCTCTCCAAGCGAAAGGCGATCCTGCCAGATCTGAGGAAGCCCTGAACCTTATTCAGTGCATTTCCTCCGCGACCCACCTTGTTTCCGGCGCTGATACCCTGGATAAGGGCCAACCCTTCAACGCCCGTCTAGTTGTGTGCACTTCCAATGTCCGCACATCTGATGTACCATGCACCCTTGAGGACCCTTCTGCCCTCAAGCGCCGGTTTAACATCGTCGTTTCAGCCATCGCTACGCGTGATGAAACCAGCGCCATACCGGTTACCTCCTTCCGAGTGGTTGAGCAGAACGGTTACTCCGATCTCACCATTCCTGTTGGTACTGTTCTGACTCTCCCCGAGTTGGGCGGTATAGTGCAGCACCTTATCGATTTCAAGTGGAAGACGCATTGTGACCGCATGGCCCAGGGCCCACTGGCTCTAGCCCCCGTCAACCCCGCTTTCCTGTCTGCCACAGTCCGATCAAACGCCCCGTCTGCCGGAATGGTTCCTGCTCAGTGTTCTACTCGCAAGTTTTCATTCTCGCGCGCATTCAATGCATGTGTCGCAGCCATACAATCGCCCCCCGTGTTACGCGTTGGCGCTGCGATTGCACTTGCAGCCAGCACATATTGGTTTGCACAAATCGACACGGCGCCAATAGTCTACAGTACCACCTGCTTAGCAGCCGGCGTCGTCAGTGCCTACTTTGGTGCTGAGCATATACGCAAAACGGTTGACGAGGTTTCTGCCATCATCACGGGCCCGCTTGTCGCAAAGAAGAACAATCTCCTTCGCGCCATTGGTGCACTTGCAAAGATCGACATTCTTGGAGACGCCATTACCGCCTTTCCTCGCTTGATTCGTGATCTAGCCGTCTCGTTTTGGGCGTATGTCCAGGAGTGCCACCTTGGTTCTTGCATGTATGAGGTTTGGGAAATCGTCCGTGAGTATCTCGCCATCTTAAGTCTCATCTTTGGTGGTGGCCTCGCCTTCGGCATTTGGTGGGCACGGAATCGTTCCGCTGCCCAACACGCTACTCCTGAGCCCCAAGGCGCAGTTTTTGCGTATGACGCCGGCGCTAAAGGGCGAAGATATGTCCGCCCGTACAAGATCGTCTCCGTCACCCCGGTTATTCGCGCCCAGGCTCTTGAGCCCGGGTGCGCCGCTCCTGCCCCTCATAGGGACTCTTCCGCTATTATGCGTCAGGTCTCTGCCAACGTGGTTGACCTTGAGGTTGACATTCCTGGCCAAGTGATACCACACTGCCACGCCACCTATCTCGATTCTGAGTGGGCCATTACCACCCTTCATTGCTTCAAAGGTCTGGGTGACATGGATGATCCCTCCGGCGTGGCCAAGCTTGGTGACCTTCATGTCTCCGGGCGCGGATTTTCGTTCTCTGTGCCTCTCGCCAGTCTCGATTTCATCGCTGCCTCCCCAGACTCAACCTGCAACGACTATTTGCTCATACGCATTCCTGTCCCTTCACACTTTGGTTCCCCGCGGTCTGGCATCAAGCACTTGCTCATTCCTGAGCAGAACCTCGGTGGCACCTACCGCTGCTCACTTGTCACTGGCGAGGATACCCTCTCATTGGACACGGTCTCTCTCATTGGCCGCGTTGAGTACGGCCGTACAATCGGTTCCACCAGGATCCCACTTCATGTTGCTCATGCTCTCCGCACAAACACAAATACCTCTGACGGTACATGCGGAGGTGTGTGGTATGATGTTGTCCGCGCCAATGTCATCGGCATTCACGTTGCCGGTGGTAAGGGTCATGGGGGCTATGCTGCTCCCCTCACCTCTGAGGTCCTTGACCTCATAACATGGTGGGATGGGCGGCATTCTGAACCCCTGCAGGCCCAGAGCTTGACCAATGTTGTCTGCCCAGGTTTGCCCGTCCTCCCAATCTCATCCATCTACCCAGGGGTTAACTCGGTCTCCAGTACCTCCCGCAAATCAGCCTACATTGGTGTTCCAAATCACCAGCAATATGTTGACTATTCCAACGCCACCGAGCCCGATACCAAAAAGGCCCAGCTCAAGGTTCCTTGTTTGCCCTTTAGTAAGCTCACCGCTGCTGACTGTTATGGAACCGGTCGGGCCTCCCGGAAGGTTAGGGTCCTGACGACCACTTGTCCGGATCCCGTTTGTCCCACCTGCCTCCCCGTTGGCCGCGATGTCAAATTTGCTGAGGACCTCTTTGACCACATTTATGGCACTGAGAAGTTCCCGCAGCTGACTGAGCACCAGGCTCTTAGGGAAATGCACAATAGCAACTCTCCTGGCATGCCATTCACCGCCCGCGGCATGCGTGCCAAATCCGACCTGATTCTCCAGTCTGATGATGGCACGTTTGTTGCACATCCAATGCTCGAGACCGAGCTCCGTCGTCTGGAATCTAACCTTGCGCACGGTACCCCTTATGAGTGGATCTGTGCCTCCAAGATGAAGGATGAGCTATTGGTGGAGGGCAAGAACCCCCGCATCATTGAGATGGTGGGCGTCGACATCAATGTTGCCATGGCCCTTGTCTTCGGAAACTGGCGTAAGCACATGGTTTCGCACTGTATGGATCCCACTTCCCATTCGGCCTGTGGTGTGAACCCCTACTCCAGTTCATGGCGTATGTATGCCGACCGTTTCTTCCGTCGCCATGGCTTCTATCCCATCGCATGCGATTGCGTCGCTCTCGACCGCAACATTGCGAGGGATGTTCATGAAGTCTGGTCATACAAGCTCGGTAACCTCATTGGTCCCTCTCGCTCCCGCTTCGACATCGATCCCGAAAAGCTACTGTCTCAGGTTGGCCTTCTGGCCCGCCTCATCGACGGTCTTGCGTATAGGGTAGATATGAGCAACCCATCAGGCAATCTCTTGACGGTTCAAAACAATGACTTTGACGTCGCCCTCCAGACCTGCCTCGGCATTCGTGACATTTTGCAGCAGCGTGGCTTACCCCACTCACTCGCTGATGTGCTTGCCATTTATGACTGGGTTTCTTATGGTGACGACATCATCGGCTGCGTCAAGATTTCGTCAGGCATTATGCCTGGACCAATCCAGGTTGCTGCCACCCGCTACGGTGCTACCTTCACCTTTGACGACAAGCTGGATCATGAGGTAGATTACATCCCCCCTCTGTCCGGTATTACGTTCCTCAAGCGTCTCTTCGTTGAGGAGAACGGCAACACCTTTGCTCCCTTGGCCAAGCGCAGCATCCTATCCTGCCTGGCTCACCAGCTGGCAGTTGACAAGGAGCATATCCGCTACTCGGCCCGCGTCTCTTCCATGCTATTCGAGGCCTCCCTCTGGGGTCCCGTGTTCTACGCTGAGATCGTCAATCTAGTCCAGGAGACCTTTCGTCTCTGGGGTGCTCACTATGCACCAACAGGAATTGCTATGTTCCTGCCTCCCTACGAGCGCATTCGCAACCTCATGAACGGCTACGCCGCAACTGATCAGGAGCATGTGCCCTTCGAGGAAAACGACATCGTCAACTCTCTCGAAGAACTTCCTGAGACTGAGTATGCCGAAGCACAATGTCACGAGCGCCCCCGAGTAGGCCCTCGCCAAAACACCAAACTCACATCCTTCTTGATCGTTTGTATTATCGCTGACACAACAACCCCCGCAACCACCACCACCGTCGGAGCCGTTACAGGCTTCGTCGACCTTTCTACTGAGCAGATGGACGTCACATCGTCCGCTCACCCACTCTCATACTTCTCTGCGCTCGTTCCTGGTGCTGAGGATGTGCCTGAGGCTGCCATCTCCCGCGAGAAGACCATTTACGCGGGATCTTGGAATACGGCCCAGGCGCGCGACACTCTTCTCGTCTCCCTCAAGTTCCCCGATCTCCTCTTTGATGATCCATTCATTTGGTCTAAGGTGAAGTACTGGCGCATGTTCCGCGCCGGCGTTGAAATCACCATCCGCATGAATGGCAACAAGTTCCTCTACGGGGATATAGTTGTCGGGTGGGATCCAGCCACGGCCCTCGATGTCAGCAGTGACTCTGAGATTAACGTTGCCTCGATGTTAAGCGGTCCCTCTCTCATTATGGGCCCCTCTGATCCCGAAGCTGTGAAGATTCACATGCCTTGGCTGGCCCCTTTCCCTTCCCTCGATGTTGCCACCTATCTCTCTGGCACTATGGGGACCGTCGACTTGGTCGTTCTCAATCAACTCACCTCCATCTCCTCTGCCAGCTCAACTTCGGAGGTCGCCATTACTGTCACAGCTCGGTTCACCGACGTGGTTATGGACGTCCCGACGGATAACATCACACTGTCCATCCATCACCTTGAGGCACAGGGTCGCAATCGCTCCCGCGGGAATGCATCCCAGGCTGCGAAGGCGTCAGCTGAGCAGGTCGGAAAATCCACCACTAACCTGGTCATCTCTGCTGCCACAACTGCCCTCAATTTCCTCCTGCCCTTAGTTCCCACCCCCATCACTGCGGCGGTTGAGGGCGTGGCTCGTTTCCTCGGATTTGACCTCCCTCGCAATCTCCAGGAGCCCACCCGCATTGTCGCTGTCACCTGTCCTGGTCTCCCTGCGAGCTCTGGCCTCAGCAACGCCATCATGGCGGCCCGCACTCCAGTGTCCAAGCCATTTGTCATTCCTGGCATGTCCGCGTCTGGGTCTGACGAGATGGATATCAAAACCCTCGCTGCCACACCCTCTCTTGTGGGTTATTTCACCGCCAACTCGAACACGGCAGAAAACGCGATCATCTTCAATATCCCTGTCAATCCGCGCTTCTGCCCGGTCATTCCTGGTGGAGACGCGGGAGCTCCGCTCGTCCATCCCACCCACCTTTCGAAAGCCGTCACTCCTTTCGCTCTGTGGCGTGGTTCCATCCGCTACAAGTTCTACGTGAGGTGCAGTGACTTTCAGACCCTCCGCGTTAGGGTGGCTTTCATCCCGTGGGAGGATGCAACCTGGACCACTTCAGTACCCATTGAGAACTCCTACAACATGGTCATTGACATCAATGGAGCGAATGACTTCTCTCTCGTCGTCCCCTTCCTGTCCACGAGGCCCATGGAGCGCCAGTCAGTAGGTCGCCTCGTTGTCCAGATGGTCAATCCTCCTGGCCCTGCTGGTGACATTGCAGGCACTCCAGTGTTCTTCAACGTCCTGGCTTCTGGGTGTGATGACTTGGAGGTTGCTGAGCTTAGTGGTGATATGCTCATTCCAGTCACCGCCTTTGCGCTCGCTGCCCAGGGCGGCGGCGTTCCGCGGGATGATTTCGCCATTGGTGATTTCGATCCCATTGGCCGTGGGCTCTCCTCCACCATGCTGGGCAGTGAGAATCCTTACCTGCACGACTCCTACACTCATGTTTCGGACTTGCTGCGGGCACCAATGCCGTGGTTCTCAAACATCAATGGCACCGCACTTGATCACGTTCTAGGTCTCTCCCCCCAGGGATATGGGACGTGGGGTGCTGCCTACATTGGTGCAGCCCTCCTCCCCTATCTGGGGGTCTGGTCTGGCGGCATCGCTCAGGACTATAACCCCACTGTTCTCATGCAGGGCGTTTCCGTCCTGGGCTTCCGTACACTCAAGCACTACGGTACCCCCTTTGCCCATGTTCCCAATCTCTTTGATCATTTCAGTGATTGCTACAAGTTCTCAAGTGGGGGCCATCGTCTGCAGGTTGTCACCACCCCAGGCTCTAGTCCCATCGTCTCCGTCAAGCAAGTTCCCATCTCTCCCGTGTCCTTCGGGTCCCTCATCGGTTTTGGGGGTACGGGTGCTCAGTCAGCTTTCCCCATCCTCTCTGGGGCAACCATGGCTCCAGCGGACATTACTGCTTGGTCCAATCCAGAGGTCCCCATTGTCGTGGAGGCCGGCTCGGGCGCTGTCCGTGTCATTGAGGTCGAAATTCCCTATCGCTCGATGGCTTTGTTTCAGACTACTGGACAGTCTCCTCCCCTCCCGATCATCACGGCGCTCGCATATGCGCCTGGTCCGTGGAATTCAGATACGTGTCAGATGACCGCCATTTCCACTTCGGGCTCCACTGCGTGGTCCACAGTCTTCCGTTCTGCTGCAGAAGACTTTCGCTTCTCCTTCATCAAACCCCTACGTCCCAGCATTCTCGTTGGAAACCGCGGTGGTCGTGGTACCCCCGGTGTGGGTGGGGTCTCAATGATCCCATCATTCCCCATCGTCTACAATGCTTTCGGCATGTGGGGCGATATTTTACGCACATAATAAGTGCCGTCTACGGACGTTAAAAGTTGCGCC